ATCAGGAACTTGATACCTAGTACCAGACTTTTCAAATATACCATACTTCTCAGCAAGGTCAAGAAGACCATAATACTTATCAAGTCCACGTTCATCATAGTAAAGACGAACTTCAACCGTTTTATTTTCTTTGCTCAAACGAGATTTATGAGTAGTTGCTTTAATAATATTACCAACAACTTCTGTTCCATCCTTTTCTTTCTTCTTAGAAAGGTAAATGATAGTAGATGCGGCATACTTAAGACCAGAACCACCACTCATTTCTTTAGTTGGAACATATGAACCAACAACATCATAAGTATGATTAGTGACAATCATTGGAATTTTTGCTTGCCCCAACTTCAAGGTTAGCATCCTAAAAGCACCTTTGACAAGTTGAGATTTGGTCATATCACGAACTTGCTTGTCATCTAAAGCATCTTGAATTTCCTTTTCGGTTGAAAGCATCCCCAAAGAATCCAAAACAAACATACAAGGTTTACGTTCTGCTTCTTTTTTCTTGAGGTATAAATCAACTGCTCGAAGTGCTTTTGAACGAAATTCCTCAATAGTCACCACGTTCACAACAACTACTCTACTGGTATCAAGACCCCTACTTGCAAGAAGGGATTTGGTTATAGCAGCCTCAGTATCAAAGTAGAGGCAATAACCATCGGGATTATTATCAAGGAAGTTCTTAACCACAGCGAGAGAGAAAAAAGTCTTTCCAGTACTAGACTCTCCAGCAATAGCAGTAATCTTATTCCCAGATACACCACCAAGTACACTACCTGAAACCAGTGCATTAAAAATGAATGAGCCCGTGTCAACATAAGTCTCTGTTTCATCAATATCAGAGGCAAGTTGAGTGTATTCACCTCCAATTTCTTTTACAATATCTTTAAGAAAATCCATTACGCAACCATCCCGTATTCTTCACGAAGTATTTTTTTGTAAGGAAGTCCTTGTTCACGAAGTTCCTTTACAAGTTTAAGTTTTTGGTATAGGGCAGTATCTCCACCCATAGTCATAGCACTAATAATAGTGTCAAGTTCTTTATCGTTAATAGGCAAATCCATCAGGCAAAAAATGATTCTAGAGTAATTGTTTTTTCGACTTTCCATCCAATTGCATCAAGGATTACCTTCATTGGTTCCAAGAATGCTTTATTGAATTGTAATTCATAGTCGATGTATTTGTCCAATCCCAATTCCTTGGGGAATTCTTGAATATAAGAAATTACATTTTCTCGAATTGGATTAGGAAGTTTTAAATAGCAAAATTTAATTTTTTCACCATTCTGAATTGCTGCATACTTTTTATCAAGTTTCTTTTCCCTAATAAAATGATTATACAGAAGAGCACCACGAACATGAATGGGGGTTCCCTTTCCATAAATTGTTGCATGTGCTTTATGTTTTATAACGTCAGAAACAGTTCTTGGAAATGAAATTTCTTCCACAGAACGATTAGTAAACTCTCTCCGAGACTGTTCAATATAATCAATCATATCATCTTCAGTCTTAGTCATAATAATTTTAAGAGCATCCTTAATCATCTGACGACAAGGTGCAGGAGTGGAAGACTTAACTGCCTCCAATCCCATAATCTTTAGTTTTGGTTGTTCATATCGAACACCTTCACTATCCCATACATTAAGAATGTATCGTTTCTTGGCAGTCCAGATTCCACGGTCAGCAATGTTCTCCCGTTTCATCTGCATTTTTTGCTCATACGCATTCACGTAGTCCGCCAATTCTTGGTAAGCACTTTCAATATAAGGCTCAAGTTCCATTTTACACAACTTGTCAAGGAACGAGACAACTTTCTCACGAGTCTCCTCTCTTCCCTTGTATACACACTTAACCAAAGGACCCATATTAAGATAAATGGAGTCAGTATCAGAAGCAATGACATAATCTACATCTTCAGTTTTCAATACCTTATTTAGATACTTATTCATCTTCCCTTCAATCCAACGGATTGAAACCTGCCCAGACAAAGTAATTGCCTCAGCATTTGCTAGTTTATAGTATCTAAAGTATTGGTTTCCGATAGCACCATAAGCAGAGTTCAAAGAAATCTTCTTTGCCATCTGAATGTTATTGCAACGAGCAATCTCCTTTTCTAATTCTTTAGTTGGTGTCTTCTGGTATTCTTTCTTTGCCTCAATCATCTTCTTTTTAAAGATAACTCGGTCACCATACATCTTTTCCATTAACTCAGGAAGAAATCCCTTCACATCCTTACGATACATAGCACCGTTAGCACAGACTGCATAATCCTTATACAGTTCAAAATTTATCTGTTCCTCAAGTATTCTATCAACAGTTGCTTGTGGGTGCTTTTCTTCCAAAAGTGTCTCTGGGGATATATTATATTGCATGATAAGATGAGGATACAGAGAATTGAGGTCAAAACTGACCACCCAATCATATATCCCAGGAATCGGTTCCTTAACATATGCCCCCGCATATTTTTCGTCCTTTGATGATTTATCTTTTGGGGGAATTACGATGTTGCTTTTCTTAAGATAATTATAAATGATGGCATCCCAAGTTCTTACCTGAAAAAACACATCATTATAGTTAACCTTAGCATCATATGCCATAGTGAGGCACAACTCAATAAGTTTCATCTTGTCTTCCAATTGGTCAACAAGTTCAACGTCTTTGATGTTGTAGTCTACAAACTTTTGCCAGTCTTTCGTATAAAAATCCTTAAAGGTTTCAAACTCAGAGTGGTCTAGTTTTTTCTGTCCCAGTTCCACATTTGCAATATGATCAAGACGATATGACTCTTGATTTGTATAAGTAAACTTTTTATACAAGTCAAGATAGTCAATCACAGAAACCCCTGCAATTTCATAAGAGATTTGCTCTCTACCCTGAATGACAAGTTCTTTCCTACGGATATTACCCCAAGGAGAAAGACGACGTGCTTCCTTATCTCCAAGAATCCGTTCAATACGTCCAGCAATATATGGTATATCATACAACTCACAGTTCCATCCAGTGATGGCATCTGGGGTATTTTGCTGCCAGAAAGCAAGAAATCTATGAATCAAATCAATTTCGTCAGAGCATTTTACATAAGCAACATCATTACGAGTATTGTTATACTCCCTAGAATTTGCAAAGCAAATAATCTGTTTTGTCGCATAGTTCTGAAGAGTAATTGTCAGAATTTCTTCCGCACAATCAAAAACATTTGGGAATCCACTTTCGGCAGACACCTCAATGTCAATTGTAAACAATCTAATTTTTGAAATATCAAATTTGATTTCTTCTTCTGGATATTTGTCTGAGATATACTGTGCTTTGTAGTTGTCATTACCATAGACAGTAAATCCCTCAACCTTAGAGTACTTGTCTAGAAATTCTTTACAATCAGAAATTTTTCCAGGTTGAATTGGTTCTACTGGATATCCATCCAACGTTCTATATTTTGTTTTTTTCTTTGAAGGCACAAATAGAGTGGGTTGATAATCTTCTTCTATTTGAAAATATTCCCCGTTGTCATAACCACGGACCAACATTTTATTAAATTTTTCATAGACGTTGGTATAAAATCTCATTGTGTAAGTTCTAAATATTTGTCAAGCAAAGTTTGTTTAGGTTCAATTAGTGTCAGAATTTTATCCGAACTAATCATCAACTGGTTGGCATCTGTATAATCCCCTATCCATGGAGATAATTTTTCATCTTCAGTCACAACAAAGGGATTTGTAAGTTTACAATCTGGTTGACCCAAATCAACAACTAATTCCTCGATTTCAGATATCAGGAATGTATTGTTCATTAAGAGAATCAACATTATTGTCTTGTTCGTTTCCATTCATTCTTTCCTCATAAGATTTTTTAACCATTTCTACTGGTTCTACAATAGTAACAATCCAATCTTTTTTCACTGGAATGTTTTTATCAAATGATAATGGCATCCAAGGATAAAAAGCAATTTTATACTCATGCTCATTTTCACTCTCAAGTAAAGTCTGTGGGGAGATTAGTTTAACAACAACTGGGTTTGAAAATACTAAAGAGATTACATTCCCTTCATCATCAACCAGTTCTTTAATATCTGCTACTACATCTTCACCAGATTTAAGTACAGCAAGTTTAATAGTCATATTTTCTTAGTACCTCAAAAAATTATAGCAACAAAAAAGAGGGGAGTCAAGTGGATTTTGCCACTATCCCCTCTAAATGCGCCGACGATATTCAATAATATTTATAGATAATCTTTACGTGTATGGTGCTCTGGAACTATTTTACCAAGTTTAATCATCAATAATCCATCTTCGAATACAACATCTCGAACTTCTGTGTCATCCGATAGCGTCCATGCTCTCTTGAAACTTCTTTGAGCCAATCCCTTATGGACATATTGGGTATCGGACTCCCTATCCTCTTTTTGCCCTTCGATAAAAAGTTTTCCATACTCTGTGTATACATGGACTTCCTCCTTTTTAAATCCAGCAAGTGCAAGTTCAAGTCTAGATTCTACGTTGCTGACTTGAATTAAATTGTAGGGTGGGTAGTTAGAAGTTGTTTCATGAAGATTGAATAAACGATCAAAATATTCATCCATCCCAATGCTATTGCGTGTAATTCTGTCCATTAAGGCGGGCAGATCCGCAGCAGTATAACGTACAAGATTTGTCATTATGGTAGCTCCTTAAAAAGCGAGTTTGTGTTTTGTGGACCCATTCGGCATCCTAAATTATATATCACAAAAACATAAAAAAGGGAGGTTCGGACCTCCCTAAAAAATTATTCGGTTTCTTCTTCCCCTCTCTTTTTCTTTGCACCAATATTATATTTTGTTTCCAAAATCCAATCACCTTTATCCTTAAAGGATAAAACTTTAATCTGATTTAATGGTGCAATATCAGAGATTTTACTAACATCAACTACGGTAATCAATCCCCAATCTGCCAATAACTGTGTAATTCTATTCCTTCTTTGGACATCATTCACAGTCAAATTAGCTGGTTTACCATCCAAAGCAAATAGTTCTTTAAAATGAACAAGATAATACTTACCTTGTTTATGAAGAATATGGCAAGACTGATAAATTTTCTTTTCTTTGCGAGATGCTACTCCGATACGGGTCAAAGTTTCACGAACTTTTAAAAAGTCATCAGGTTCATTAAGAATAACTTCTACCATTTGGTCGGAAGACCATTTCACTTCAGGTTCCTGTACGACGCTCATTTTTTTCCTCCAACATCAAGTTTTTGTTTAATAAAATTAATTTGTTCTTTACTAAGAATTTTCAAAGCTTGCTCTGCCTTTTCATTACTATATCCATAGTAAGATTTGA